ATGATTTTTATCTAAAAATTCTTTAGTTTTTATTGAAGATATTTTTTGAATTTTACATTTTCTTGCAAATATTTTTTTAGATTGACCTAATTTATTTCTAATTATACTTTTCCAAATTTCTCGTTTATTTGGATCTTCCCATTCATTCTCAAATATATGCAATAACTGTATACCTTTTTCTTTACATAACTTTGTCTTAATTAAATGATAATCTTTATCTTCAGATTCAACAGAATCATAACTATGATAATAAAGTCCATCATATTCTATTGCTAAATTATAATTAGGTATATAAATATCAAGTTCTAACGGAGAAATTATTTGTCGATTACATGATATAACATTATTATTTAAAGATTGGCAAAATTCTAAAATTTCATTTTCGGCAATAGATCTATTATAAGGATAACACTTAAGACATCGAATATTTACTTGCCTATGTGCTATTCGTACTTCACCACATTCATGTTGATATTTAATTAAACTAATTTTTTGTTTAATATATTCGTCTTTAGATGTAATTAATTGATATGTATTTGGAAAATTATCCAATAATTTATTATAACATTTTAATTTTAATAAAATTTTGGTTTTTTTACCATTTTCACTATTAATAGATAATCCAGTTTTAGGATTAATTTTATTTCTGGTTTTAGCACCAGCAATACCCATTCTTTGATACCCAGTTAATCCATCAATCCCAACACGCAAATTTCCTCTTTTAGATTTAATTCCAATTTCTTTAGCTTTTGTTAATCCGGTATTAGAATCAATTTTAGATTTAGTAATGCTTTGAGCAATACCCATTCTTTGATATCCGGTTAATCCTATTTCAGAATCAATCTTAGAATTTGATTTTTTTATTTTTAATCCAATTTCTTGATACCTAGTTAATCCGGTTTCAGGATTAATCTTTTTCATTTTTTTAACTGCTTTATTTGATAATTCTTTAGCCCTAGTTAATCCAGTTTCAGGATTAATTTTAAATAATGTTTTTTTAATTTTTAAACTATTTTCTTCATATTTAGTTAATCCTGTTTTAATATCAATTTTAGAATTTGATTCTTTTATTTTTAACCCAATTTCTTTAGATTTTGTTAATCCAGTTTTAGGATTAATAACAGATAAAGCACATTTTCGTGAACAATACTTAATCTCATTATTTTTTAAATCTATTTTTGCTGGTTTATTACATACCGGACATTTAACTTGTTCATAAATATCATTTCTCACATACCACATTCTATCTGAAAGCGATGCATCATAATTTAAAAATGATGTTTCATCCCATAACAATTGTTTTATAACGGATTTTTTTCTAAAATAATTACTAATACCATGATTACTAATATTAATTAATTTTTTTATTTGAACAGAATACATATAATTATTGTATCATATTTAATCCTATACATATATCAATATATCTTAATTATGTTGTACTAGGACCAACTTGTCCACCAGGTTCTGTTAAATCTGGAGCATTAGTTGAATCAGGCATCATATCAGTTCCTAAATCAATAGGTCCTCCAGCTTCACCTGATTCCATGCCAGTAACATCTGGCGCATATATTCTAGTATAAATAGATTTATCTTTAATATTATCAGGATCCTCTCCCATCTCTTTTATTTTACTACGCTCATTAGCCATAATCTCATCATCAGTCAATTTCAAAAATCGTTTCATTGCAAATTGTTTAGAAATATACGGTACACCATCTATAGTTCCATAATTATTTAATAATGCAGCATCCATTTCTTGCTCACGATACGTACCAAAATTAGAAGGTTCTGGTAATTTAATTTTAAATGTTGTAGTATCTATATTAATACCAACCATTTTTAAATATAATTTAAATTCTTTATCTAATACAGTTTCAATAATATTTTGTAATCTTTGTATATATAACGAAAATCTTAATTCTTGTATATAAGCTTGCCCAACTTTACCATCATTAAATAATGCTCCTTCAGCACCTTGTTTCATATATGATAATGGAATTCTTAATCCTCTAAAAACTTTATTTTGAAAATAATCTAAATCATCTAATGAAGTTAATCCCTGTCCTCCAGGTAATGTTTCAACTTTTGATCCTCGACCATCTGATTTTTGAGCTAAAAAGAAATCCTCCCCCATTGAATTTTTAATATAAATTCCAGCATCAATAGCAAATGTATGATAATTATGATGAATATGATTTTCATCAATAGTAATACAACCAGTATCTCTATTATCAATTTCTTCAATATTATCAATCCTACAATTTATATCATTAATTTGCTTATTTCTTTTTATAAATGGAAACAAAGAATCATTTTCCGTTAAATCTTTAGCTTCCATAAATCCTTTTCCTTGGACTGGAATTTTGTGATCAGGTGTACATATCAATTCTTTACCATTACCTAAAGTAATTTTAATACTTTTAGTATTTTTTCTAGTAATACCAGCCCATGATATTAATCCAGGAACACTTTCTCCAGTATCAGGATTAATACTATATGCCCAATTTTCTTTTCCATTTTCATATTCACCAATAATAGCATTAAGAGTCAATGTTCTTCCATCCAATAATGGAATTTTTGTTTCTAAATCAATACATTGTGGGTTATAAACCGAATCTATTTCAGATTTTCCACCGTTAAATGTTGGAATTTTCTTTTGTTTAATTTCATTTTTAATTTGTTCTAAATATTGTTTAATTCTTTGTGGGGGCATTTTACCCACATCAATATAGAATACTCTTCTTTCTGGTGCTCTTTGTATTCTATAAATAATGATAGCATCTTCTAATAATTCTTTTTGTTTATGTGTTTTATATACAGATTTTAATATAGAATCTCCAAATGGTGCAGAATCACTCATATCATCATTTAATGTAAACCTAACAATTTCTTTAGCTTCTTTAATTTCAGTTTCTATTTGTTGATTAGTTCCAGCTCCAGAACCCGGTGTTCCATACATAGATTTAACTTCATTTAAATCTTTTCTAATCTGCCATCCACGAACCTCTGTTACATCATCTTGTGCAACAATAGCAGCCATTACATTTCTCGGATGAATAAATGACCATTTTGATAATTGATCTTTTTTATTAAAAAATAAATCTCCATATTTAATAACATATCTAGCTATTTTAAATAATCTATTATGCCAATCATGAATTTCTATCCAATGATCCAATGCAGCCTTTATTGTAATAATATTAGTATTATTAATTGTAGTATCATCCGAATTTATTATATCTATTTCCAACGCATCATCAGTCTTAGTATTATTACCCGTCATTTCTTCAGCTATTGTATCTAATGCTCGATTTATCTCAATATCATCATCCATTAAATCCCATTCTCTATACTTAATTAGTCTTGATGAAGAACCTTGGATTAGTTTTGAATACCATGAATAATTGCCATATAATCCAGGTGAACCTAAATTTTGGCTATCTGTAACTTTTGTAGAATCTGTGGTTGGATTTATTATTTTATAAAAACTTTGCCATTTTGGAATTGCCATGTACTAATATCCTAAATTGTTATATAATAGTTATTTATAAAGTAAAATCGATAAGTGATTAATATGGTATATTCTAGTAAATTGTTATATTTAAAAGATCTTGCACCAAGGATTATTGGGCAATTATTAAGAAAAAATTTAGAATTAAAACAGCTTTTATTAAAAGAAACTTCATTTTTAAATTATGATGCTACAATAGCACATAGAATGTGGTATGTGAGAAATGATATTTATGAACAAGTTAAATGTCCGGTATGTGGTAAACCAACAAAAGTTAGAGAAAATAAGATTCAATGTTGTTGTTTACAATGTACAAGAAATAAAATTAATCCTGAAACCGGTTTAACAAAAGCTCAAGAAATATCTATTAATATATTAAAAGCAAATGCTAAAATTAATCCTGAAACCGGTTTAACCAAAGCGCAAGAAGGATCATTAAAAGCTGCAAAAACAATGAAGCAAATTGATCCGGAAACTGGATTATCAATATATCAAAAATCAGCTAAAAAAATTAGTGAGCATTTAAATAAAATAGATGAAAAAACCGGATTAAGTAATTCTAAAAAACACGCGATTAAGCAAAAAATAACAAAATCAAAAATTAATACTGAAACCGGATTAACAAAAGCTCAAGAAATATCTAATAAAGCTGCAAAAACAATGAGACAAATTGATCCAGAAACCGGATTATCAACATATCAAAAATCATTAAATAAACAAATAAATACAAAATTAAAAATTAATACTGAAACTGGATTAACTGTATTTGAAGAAACAGCTATTAAATCAGCAAATACAATGAAAAAAGTTAATCCTATAACTGGCAAATCTATATATACGATTGCCGGAGAAAAATCAACTAAAGAAAAACGAAAAAAATTTTATTATAGATTACAACAAATATTTAAATCTAATTATAAAAATTATAAATTATTAACATCACTCGATACTTATGTAAATCGATCTAATAATTTTATTAAATATGAACATGAATGTGGCGAAATACGAGAATCATGCTGGCCTTATATTCGTTGTCTTAAATGTTATCCTTATAATAGATCAATTGCAGAAAATGAAATTTTAGAATTTTGTCAATCTTTATCTTCTAATGTTCAATCAAATTCTAGACAAATAATCAAACCACAAGAACTTGATATCCATATACCAGACCATAATTTAGCAATAGAATATAATGGTTTATTCTGGCATAGTTCTTATTCATTAGAATCTGAAGATAAAGATTATCATTTAATTAAGACAAATTTATGTAAAGAAAAAGGTATACAATTATTTCATATATTTGAAAATGAATGGGAAGATCCAAATAAACAAGAAATTTGGAAAAGTATAATTAAAAATAAATTAGGAAAATCTTCCAAAATATTTGCAAGAAAATGTAAAATAAAAGAAATAGCTTCAAAAGAAACTAAAGAATTTTTAGAAAATAATCATTTACAAGGAAGTTGCCTAAGTTCTATTAATGTTGGATTATATTATGAAGATGAATTAGTATCATTAATGACATTTGGTAAATCTAGATTTAATAAAAAAGTTGATTGGGAATTATTAAGATTTTGTAATAAAATTAATTATTCCGTTGTAGGTGCCGCTAGTAGGTTGTTTAAGAATTTTTTGAAGGAACATACCGGGTCTATTGTTAGTTATGCAGATATGAGATATAGCGATGGAAGATTATATAGGAATTTAGGATTTAAATTTAGACATGAAAGTAATCCAAATTATTTTTATTGGAAAGATGAATTAATATTAGAATCTAGAATTGGATATCAAAAACATAAGTTGAATGATAAGTTAGAGGAATTTGATGAAAATTTGACAGAAACTGAGAATATGTATAATAATGGGTATCGGAAGATATATGATTGTGGAAATCAGGTATGGATATTTAAAAATTAATGATAAATTAGAAATATTTGATGAAACTTTGACCGAGGTTGATAATATGTACAATAATGGATATCGAAGAATATATGATTGTGGAAATCAAGTATGGATATTTAAAAATTATTGAACTACATCTGCGTCATCTGAAAATTCTAATCCATTTGCTAATGTTAGGCCATTTGATTTATTAATATTATTTGCTTCAAGTAATAATTTAGTTTGTTTAGAGTCTCCAGTAATTATCATATCAAGTTTTTCAGTTAAAATTCCATTTGCGGTCATTAATAAGGAATTTTGTTTTTGCATTTCTGATAACATATCTTGAGAAATTTGTTCTTTTTCTCTCATTTTTGTTATATCTGAAGCAGATGTTGTATCATTTGCAAGTTTACTAATTAGGTCTTTTGTAGGTTTTGTATTAAATTGTGCTTTTTTTCTAGTAGAATTAAGTTGGCCATTTCTTTTCATATTTTTTTGGCTTATATCTCCAAGAGAAGAATTAATTCTTTGATTTTCTATATTATCTAATTTTTTTCCAGCTTTTTGTTTTATGGCAATATTTTGATCTAATTTTTTATTAACAGATTTAACTTTTGCTTTTATTTCTTCTGGGTCACCAAACCAATCAACAACTGCATTTATATTATTATAGATATTGTTGCTAAGTTTATCGCCATCTAAAAATCCAAATGATATTCCTTCAACTATTCCTCCTAAAGCTGCTGCAGATTTCATACCAATTGTGGTTTTATTAGCAGCTACATTAAATGTATCAGCGGCTTTATTCCAAGCAGTTATACCTTCTACCGCTGTTAAAATTGCTGTAACAGGAAATGCTAGTTTTCCAAGTATTTTTCCAGCTCCCATCATAAGTTTTCCGGCTTTACCAGCAACTTTACTAATGTTGATCGAAGATATTCCATTAACTTTACTGATAGCTTCAACTGTTTTGTTACCGGCTTTACCGATATTTGTTTTAGCATTTCCTGCAGCTTTAGTAATAGTTGGAGCACCTTTTTTTAAGACGTCTATTGTTTTTCTACCTGCTCTACCGATATTAGTTTTAGCATTACTTGCAAGTTTACCAGCACCGGTGGTGGCTTCACCTAATCCTTTACCGATATCTTTAAATAATCCTTTTATTCCTTTTTTGCTTAATAATCCTTTTGCCCCCATGGCTGTTAATATGCCTATAATAATTAATAAATATGAATTTGTTGTTAATCCTGTTTTTATAAGTTCACCAAATTTTAATCCTGTTGCTACTCCACCAATAAGACTATCTTTGGTATTTTTAACATTTCTTTTTTTAATATCTTCAGCAGTTTTTTTGGCTTTTTTAGCTTCATCTGTATTAACTGTACCAAGTACTTCTGCACTTTTTGCTAAATTGTCTAATGTAGAAGATGTTCCTAATAATGAGGCTACCATTGCATTATTACCATCTAAAAAATTTCCAGTCATAGCTTCACTACGTTCTTTTGCTAATTTTTTTAATTCTGGTATTATTGTTGTTTGTTCTTCTTTTGATAATTTACTAATACCACCATTACGAACAGCTTTACCTATTAAATCGGCATTTTTAACACCTAATAGCGCGGCGGCCCTTTGAATTTTAAAAGATTCGGCATAACGTTCTTTTGGATTCATTCCATTGATTGAATCAAATTGGTCTGCTAATTGTTTGGCTTGGTCTGATGTTGTACCAAAATTTAATAGCATTTGTTTTGTAGATAATCTTCTTTGAAGAACGGCCAGTCTTTCTTCTTTTGTTCCAGCTGCTACTAATTTTGTTCTACCAATTTCACTTTGCGAATATTCATTAAGTTTTGCTCCTAATTCGGGAAATGTTTCACCTGATAATGCTCTAATATCATCAAAAGATTTTCCAAATTTATCTAATGTTCCGCCACTTTTTAATAATTTATCATCTAAACCGACACCGGCAATAGATAAAGTTTTCATCATTTGTGCAGAGAATTGTGTTGTTTCTGATAAATCACCTATAGAAGTAAAATATTTTTCATTTGCGGTAATTATTTGTTTTTGTAAATCTGCTGCAGACCCAAATTGATTTGTAAGTCTACGATTTTGTGCTTCTAGTTCATTCCATTGTGGGCCAGATAATCCCATCATCGTTGCTCGTACAGATTATGTAAATAGATCATTCATATCTGAACCAAATTTAATAGATGTAGTGAATGATTCAATGGCTTGTTGGGCACCTAATAATAATGGAGCTGGCGGAAAATATCTACTAAACATGCCTTTAGAAAAATCAGAAATAGATTTTCCGAATTTTTTTAATGTACTTTCTGTTTCTGTGGTAATTATATCAGCTGTTTCTTCCATTTTATCTTCAAAATCTTCATTTAATTTATCAAATGATGTATTTGAAACAAATTCTTTGACTCTAGCAGAAGATATAAATCCTTCATCAAATTTTTGTTTGGCGGTAATAAAAGATTTACCTAATAAAATAGAATCTTTTTGGAGTACTTTTTCAAGTTTATTAGATTTAATTCTTAATGCGTTTTGATTTCCAATTCCTTTTTTTAGATTATTTTGGACATGAATATAATCTCTAAGAGCATTATTAGATCTTTTTAATGCTTTTTCTTGTGCTTCAAATTCTTTAAATTGTTCTAATTTAGATTGTGAAGAATCTTCTTTAACAAATGAGGATGAACTTGTTGCACGACCCGAACCATCAAATACACCCATATCTTTAAATGCTATGGCAAATGTGCGTGCATAATTCTGTACTGTTTTAATATCAATTGTTTCTGCAGCCATTAAAATTCCCTTATAATTTCATATTCATTTATTATTTATAAATAAAACTATAACAATAATATAGAGATATTTAATGACTACAACACAATCAGAAAAAGCTAAAAATCCATTATTAGAACGTGCTAGGTTACCAGGAGAAACATTTGTTCTTCCATCTTTAGGACTTTTTTATTCAAAGGATCAAGTAGAATGTGAAAATGGAGAAATTTATATATATCCAATGACGACTCTTGAACAAATATTGTTATCATCGCCTGATAAACTTTTTTCTGGTGATGCTATTAATGATGTATTTAAAAGATGTTGTCCACAAATTAAAAAACCTCTTGAAATGTTATCAAAAGATGTTGATTTTGTATTATCGGTATTGAGAAAAATTTCATTTGGAGAAAATTCAGAGGTATCTTATATTCATGATTGTAAAGATGCTAAAGTTCATTCATATGCAATAAATTTAGGAAAATTTATTGAAAATGCAAAACATATTGATCCAACAAAAATAAAATCAGAATATGAAAAGAATTTATCTAATGGACAACAGATAAAATTGGGTCCACCAAGATTTTTACCTACATTAAAACTTTATCAAGTTGCAATGGAAAATTCTAATAAAGAAGAATCACCTGAAGATATAGTTAATACGGTATTGGAAAGTATAGCAACTATGATAATTGAAGTTGATGAAATTTCTGATCAAAAAATGATTAAAGAATGGCTTGCAATAATTTCACCAGAAATGATTGAAGAAATAAAAAATTATGTAATTAATGCTTCAACTTGGGGATCTGATTATACAACAAAAACTAAATGTCAAGATTGTGGCAAAGAAATAGATATTTCTTCTGAAATTAATCCTGTGACTTTTTTTTTCTAATATTACAACAGGGTGATCCTAATGAAATAAGTAGGATGTTTACTAAATTATCAAAAGAAGCAAGAAGTTTAATTGAAGAAGTTGTACAATTATGTTATTTTATGAGAGGTTCGATTTCCTATAATGATTTTATGTATATGAGTCCAGTAGAAAGAGAAATTGTTAGTGATTTTTTAGAAAAAAGATTAGATATTGAAAGTAAAAAATCAAATCCTATTTATTGATTTTTTATAATACAGTATATGCTTCTTTCCACCATTTAGGAAACATTGATGAATTCTTAAAAAATAAATAATTCCAGGATTCATCTATAATATAAGTAGATCCATAGTCAGTATTAGATCTAACAATTCGACCAGCTCCTTGTATTATATCTTTAATTGTTTTCATATTATACCAATCTTGTGATAATTCTAATCTTTTTTTAATCCAAGGATCTCCTAAATAAGGGAATGGCATTTTTCCTATAATAACAAATCTTCCTAAATCATCTTTTAAATCAAGACCTTCAGTGATAGATGGAGATATTAATATAGATGGACCAGAATATTTTATGTATCTATCAATAACATCACCTCTATCATAATTGCTATTTGGATTATGATGAAATATTTTAAAAGTTTTTTGATTTTTTAAATGATCAACAATAAATTCTGCTATTTTAAAATTTCCTGTATGAATAATTCCTTTTTCTTGTTGATGAATATTTAAAATCATATTAATATTATTTAAATATCTTTCTCTTCTTTTTTGATTTTCTTCATTTTTCCAATTATAATTCATTTTCATTCCACCAACATATATACATTGGCGATTTTCTTTTGGAAATTCAGATGAAACTGATAAAAAAGTTGTTTCATTTAATGGTATACCTAAATTTTTACAATATTCTTTATGATTTAATATTGTTGATGACATAAATAAAAATTTAGATGCCATATCATTTAGTATTTTATGAAAATTATTTCTTCCAAAAATAGGTTTAAATTGTAATTTTATATCATCAGATATTAGAATATATTCATTTTGTATAATTTTTTCATCATTTTCACGTAAAAAATCAACAATAGTTGAGCAATGTGAATCTAAACTTTCAAAATTTTTTAATATTTTAATGTCAGTTGGTTTTATTTTATCTTTTGATATTTCATCAATTTTAATATTTTCTACGGCTAATGCTAGTTTATTTAATTCTTCAGTAACATTAGGTAAATATTCTTTTTTAAGCCATTCTCTAGCTCTAATAATATTAGTAAATTTTTTATATTTAACTTTAAATTTTTCAGCTCGTTTTTTAGTTATATTAACAGCATTAAATCCAACCAAAAAATCTTCTAAATTATGTGCTTCATCACAAATCATTAAAGAACGTTTTTTAAAAATTTTTGTATGATTAAATACCAATAATGCTAAAATATAATTTAAAATAACATTATTTGATTTAACTGCTGATGCAATTGCTGCAGCATGTGTACATGAAGTACCACATTTTTTAAATAAAGATCCTAATGAACACGGTACATTAAATTTATGACAATGATAATTTGATTTTCCATATAAAGAAAATAATGTATTATAATCTATAAGTTCTTCATTTTCATACTGCTTTTGAAGAATTTTTTGTGGGGTTAATATAAATGAATTGCCATATTTGTGTTTGGTTAAATATCTTGATAAAGTTAATCCTATTAAAGATTTTCCAGAACCAACAGGACATTCAAGAACAAAATATTTTTTATCTATATTTTGTTCCATCCATTCAAAAACTTTTTTTTGGGTTAATCTTGGATTATATTTTGATGGCCAGGAATTTATAATAGTTGACATAATTTTTAATTTTTGGCTGTTTAAAGGAATCGAACCTTTTACTCTCTATAATAAGAGGATGATTATCTTAAAATATCAAATGGTACCAATGACATTTATAGACATATATCTTATCCTGAATATTACCTAGGATTATTCTAGACCAGATATACCATTTCACCAAAACAGCTTTATTGTATTTATTCGAAAATATAATTAATTCCATCGGTTTTAACTTCTAAAACACCAGCTATATTAATCATTCGATAACCAGCATCCGTATCTGATTTATCTTTTGGAGACCATACAGAAATTAATCCTTTTTTTACAGGATTATATGAAAGTGTTCCATTTTTTAAATATTTTTTAACATCTTTTCTACAATTCATTTTACGAATTTGGCCATTAGTTTTTTTAATAAATTTAACAGAAAAAAATTGGCCATTATTAATATTATTTAAAATGTTATATACAGAAGTTTCAGATCTAGTAATTCGTTTTTCAATCATAATTATAATTCATAGTTGTTATCAAATTTTTATCTATTATAACTTAATATTTTTTGAATGTAAATTATAAATAGTTAAAATAATACTATAAAAGGACCTATTATAATGAATTTATTACAAGAATTATTGCAATTAAATGAATTAAATGCAAAAAAAGATGTTAGTTTTTTCTCTATGGATGATATTAAAGCTATTGAAAAAATGTCAATTGCAGATGCTCAAAAATATGCAATTGGAAAAATAGACAAGAAAACTAAAGCAAAACCTGAAAATATTGCAAAAGCAAAAAATATGGTAAGTAGATCTAAATCTGTTATGCGTTTAATGCAAGGAATGACTAATTTCTTATTATCTAGCGAAAATATGAAAGTTATTAAATAAAATGCAAACTTTTTTACAATATTTAAAAAATGGAAGAAATGAATTATATATACAAGAATCTATAATAGATAATATAATAGATTCTTTTTCATTGAAAGAATTTAATCAAAACAATTTGCCTATTGATGATTCATCAAATATTAAAATTTATAAACCTAGGATTATTAAAGGTATACATTCTCAACCATTTCGTGAATATATGCGATCATTAGGTGAAGTTAAAGAACAATTAAAAGAAAAACTTTCTACTACAAATGTATCATTAGATAATATTCTAAAATTATTTGCGAAATATAATTTAGCAATTGCTGATAATTTTACTATAAAATTTCCAGTTGAACAAATTTATAAATATCGAGAATTTGATAGAACAAAAGAAACAACTGATTCAAAATATTGGGATGATTTAGCAAATTCAATTAATAACGAAGGAATTAAAGAACCTGGATTTTTGATTCTTAATAGATTAAGAACTGGTAATGTTTCAGCTATTTTAGGTGAAGGTAATCATAGAATAGCAATTGCTAAAAAATTAAAAATTAAAGAAATGCCATTAAAATTTTCATATAGGTAAAATGAATATTTACAAATTTTATAATAACCCAAAAGAATTAATCAATTAGCATCTAGGTGATCCAGAAAATATTGGAATATAAAAAAGATGGAAAATTTCATAAATAAAATGGTCCAGCAGCAGAATATTTAAATGGAAAAAGAAATTAGGAAAATAAATGAATATTTACAAATTCTATAATAAACCAAAAGAATTAATTCCTTGGCATCCAACTGATCCTGAAAATACTGGTAAAATAGAACATAAAAAAGATGGACAATATCACCGAGAAAACGGACCTGCGGTAGAAAAAGCAAATGGGCTTAAATATTGGTATAAAAATGGTGATAGACATAGAGAAGATGGACCAGCAGTAATAGAGCCAGATGGGACTAAATATTGGTATAAAAATGGCAAATTGCACCGAGAAGATGGCCCAGCAGTAATAGAGCCAGATGGGACTAAAGAATGGTATAAGAATGGCCTACGACACCGAGAAGATGGACCTGCAGTAGAATTACCAAATGGGCTTAAATTTTGGATTTTAAATAATGAATCATATTCAGAAGATGAATGGAAGAAAAAATTAGGAAAATAAAAATGTTATTAAAAGAATTATTTAAGAAAGAATTACCTTTTGTTAAAAAAGAACATCCAGTAATAGATGAATACTCATTTGAAACATCTTCTGGACAACATATAACTATGAAACTTTATAAAGTTTCTGACTTTAGACAAGCAGGAGTTGATATGACCGATTCAGGAATCGGATTTGATTTCAAAAATGATTCTGAAAATGGTACTGAAGAAATTACAGGAACTGGCGATGCAGTTGAAATATTTTCAACAGTGATTAATATTTTAAGAAAAGAAATTAATAAACGAAAACCAAATCTTATAGGATTTGGTGCACATGAAAAATCTAGACAAAAATTATATGATCGAATAATTAAAAGAATGTCTAAAGAATTTCCAGAATATAGTTTAATTGAAAATCCTCCAGTTAAATTTTCATTAGGAAATTCAAAATATTATTTATTACAAAAAAATAAATAATTAAAATGATAACATTTAAAGAATATTTAGCAAATACATCTGGTGCAAAATCGTATATTAGAAATCGGGCTTATATTAAATAAAATATTTATTTTTCTAATTTTTTACTCCAATTATCTTTTTTATATCTAATTCCATTTATCCACCATGATTTTGTTCCATCCAGATATTCTACTGCAGGTCCATCTTTCCTATGTAATTTTCCATTATTATACCAAAATTTAACTCCATTTGCTGCATCAATTGCAGGTCCATCTTCCCGATGATATTTTTCATCTTTTTTATATTCTACTTGTCCAATATTTTCTGGATCATCAGGATGCCATGGAATTAGTTCTTTTGGTTTATTATAAAATTTGTAAATATTCATTTATTTTCTTTTTCCATTCATCTTCCCGATGATATTTTCCATTTATCCACCATGATTTTGTTCCATTTTGATATTCTACTGCTGGCCCATCTTCCCGATGTAATTGTCCATTCAAATACCATGCTTTATACCCATTTGGATATTCTATCGCAGGTCCATCTTCTCGGTGATATTTTCCATTTTTATACCAAATTTTAGTTCCATCTGGCTCTATTACTGCAGGTCCATATTCCCGATGATATTGTCCATCTTTTTTATGTTCTATTATTCCATTATTTTCAAGATCATCAGGATGCCATGAAATTAGTTCTTTTGGTTTATTATAGAATTTGTAAATATTCATTTATTTAATTTCTTTTTCCATTCATCTTCCCGATGATATTTTCCATTTATCCACCATGATTTTGTTCCATTTTGATATTCTACCGCAGGTCCATCTTC